GTTGATGTTGTAATACTTGACCATCTAACCATCGTTGTCTCAGGGATTGCAGACCTAGATGAGAGAAGGGCTTTGGATGTTACGTGTACCAAGCTGAGACAGTGCGTTGAATCTACTGGTATAGGTTTAATAATTGTGTCGCACCTCCGCAGACCTGAAGGTAAGGGACACGAAGAGGGAGTGAAGGTATCACTCAATCATTTGAGAGGTAGCCATAGCATTGCTCAACTAAGTGACATGGTGATTAGCTGCTCCAGAAACCAGCAAGGTGATGCTGGTGAACGTAGCCAGTTGCAGCTAGGTGTACTCAAGAATAGATTTAGTGGCTCAACAGGGGATGCCGACACCCTGCTCTATGACGAGAAGACTGGTCGCCTAGTACAACAAACAAACTTCTTCTAATGAACATACCGCAGAATTACAAAGTTTTAAAAATTAAAACGAGTGAGTGCAAGGAATGGTTTCTAAAAAAACATTATGCAAAAAGAATACCTTCAACTTCTTATGCTTACGGTCTTTATTTAAAAGGAACTTTACTTGGAGTGTGTAGCTTTGGCAGGCCAATGAGTCCTGCTTTAGTCAAAGGTTCTTTCAATGGTCATTATCAAGAAACTTTTCTTGAATTAAATCGTTTAGTAATAGAGCAAACTAGCAAACATAATTTACTTTCTTATTTTGTTAGTCAATGTTTAAAGCAGCTACCAAAACCTAATGTAATTGTTAGCTATGCAGACACAGCACAATCTCATCATGGTTATATCTATCAAGCAACCAACTGGATATACACAGGCTTAAGTGCCAAGCGACCTGATTATAAAATCAAAGGATTAAATTTACATAGTGCATCTATAACAGACAGCCTTGGACGTACTGATAAGAAAGAAGGAATAAAACAAATCACTAGATTAAAAGAAAAATATGGTGATGACTTTTACATGGAAGACAGACCTAGAAAGCACAGGTATTTTTATTTATTAGGCGACAAAAAAACTGTCCGATTAATGAAAGAAAGACTTGCTTATCCTGTTGAGCCATATCCAAAAGGTAACAACAAAAGATATGACTCTTCTTACACACCTGCCACACAAGTTTTATTGCCACTATGACTCTACTAATAGATGCTGACATGCTTGTTTACTCTGCCTGCTGTGCAAGTGAGCAAGACTTTAAGTTTAATGAGTACCAGCATGTACTCGTATCAGATGAACGTGATGCGTTGGACTATGTAGCTATGAAGCTAGAAGAATATCAGTCCATCACTGGTGATAGAGGCAAGATCATCATGTGTTTCTCTGACTATCCCACCTTTAGGCATGGAATATATAGCGAGTACAAAGCTAATCGAATAGGCAAGCGTAAACCCTTGGCATTTAAAGATGTAGCTGAAGCAGTGAGAAGGTATCACGATGTCACTACCTATCCCAACCTTGAAGCCGATGATGTTATGGGGCTACTTGCAACCGAGGAGCAGCACCCTACACGTGTCATAGTTTCAGCCGATAAAGATATGAAGACCATACCCTGTATTCTTCTGAGGAATGGAGAACTTGAAACCATTTCTGAAAAGAGGGCAGATAGAAACTGGATGTCGCAGGTATTGCAAGGGGATAGGACAGATAATATTCCTGGCCTTGTAGGTGTCGGGCCAAAAACTGCTGAAAAAATTTTGGGAGATTCCGAAACCCTTTCTGATATGTGGGACAAGGTGATAGGTGCATACGAGAAGAGGAAACTTACATACAAATCAGCATTACTTTCAGCACGACTCACTAGAATCTTGAGACACGGGGAGTACAATTTACATAAGCAAGAAGTATCCCTCTGGGAACCACCCACCACATGATTGATGAAGAACTTTGGCCTCCAATAGATGAGGTACTCATTAGGAAACTAGAAGAGATCTACCCTGATAGATGTCCATCAATAGATGCACATGACCGAGAGATATGGAGGTACGGTGGACAAGTGGAGCTAGTAAGAATGTTGCGATCTGTATATAATGAGCAGAACAACATCGAGTAAAGATGGCAACGTCAGCAGCAATACAGGATATAGGTCAGAGTCTTTTAAATAGAGACTTTGGTGCTGATGGTTTAGCTTATTGGTCTGCTGAGTATGACAAGGCACAGGCTGATGCTATCGCTGCTGGCAAAACACCTGAACAAGCAGCAGCTATAGCTAACACAGCAGTAAGAAGAAACGTAGCTAGATCTTCAGAAGCTAAAGGAGTAGCAGGTGTGCCTGACTGGTTCCAACACCAAGACCATGATGTTGCATTAGGTATTAGGCCAGAGGATTGGTCTACCAAGTTACAAACATCTAACCTTGAGAACTATTTAGATCACCAGAATTATTCTTATGGAATGTTGCAAGGTAATACTGTTGGACAAGAAGGTAGTGAGTGGTGGGGTTATCAAACGACACAAGATATACAAAGCCACTTAGCACAAGGTAAAAGCTTTGAAGAAGCTTACAAAGCAGCAACCGATCAGGTAACGTCTGACATTTCAGCTAACACAGGCCACCAAAACTATAAGAAGTTTGGATCAATAGGTTACGGCAACCCATTAGAAATAAAGACAGGTGTTGATGCTGATGGTGATTTAATAACAGAAGAAAAATATTTAAACTTACATGCGAAAGCAATCGCTGATGGTATGGGGCTTGGTGGTGGCAGCAAGACTGCTACTCAGTACGAGTTAGATGATGATGGGAACATCAAACTAGATGATGACGGCAATCAAATCGTTGCAACCGATGATGACGGAAATCCAATAACAGCTAACCCATACCAATGGAGTTATGTGCCAGATGCAACTGCACCTGGTGGATACAGGATTGAACCAATAGCCTTTGACCAGACTGGAACAACAACAGGCCATGACTTCCACATGGCTAACTACCAAAAGGATGGAGCGTTTCAAGGTGGTGGTGGTGCTAATCCTTTTATTATTCCAACTGGTGTTCAGAATGTAGATGCTACACAATTCACTTCAGGTGGTGCTGACAAGTTAGACCTTGCAACTTGGGCTGAAACTCCTGCTGGGAAATTAGCTATTGAAGCTGGCAACTATGACATTAAAAATAAATGGTTTCAAACTGGTGGAGATGGCAACCTTTACAGCACAGCAGCAGCAATAGATCATTCAACAACTGACAGCAATCTTGGATTAGCACCAGGACAAGAAACAAACATAGACTGGGGTGGAGGCTGGCAAACTACTCTTTCAGGTGGGCCTCAGACTTCTAACTATGTACCACCAGCACCAGCAATGACAGGTGGAGCAGGTGGTGGTAATACAATTATTAATTTAGAGACAGGTAACAAGAGTACAACAGCAGCAGATAAGCTGGTTAAACGAGATGATAGAACTGCTTACTCAGGTGCAGGAAGGAAAGGATTTAGTACACTCAAGTACCAACCAACAGGCAACATCCGTACACTTGGAATAGTTTGATAGTAATATCAAGCTATCATTAAGTAACTACAGAGATTAGCTATGTGTGGTGGCGGCGGTGGCTCTGATGAACAAGCTAAGAAAGATGCAGAAAAGCGTCATCAACAGAACCTTGCTCTACAGAAAGAGCAGATGGAAGAACAGAAGCGACAGTTTGAATTAAGCAGGGCAGATAACCAAGCTAGATATGCTGAACAAAAAGCACAGTCACAAGCTGCACCACCTCCACCACCAGAGAAGACAGCAGGAGTAGCAGCACCAGCACTAGATTCCAAGAGGTGGGCTAAAGGTGGTGGCAAGAAACAATACACAAACCCACCAGTCAAACAAGCAACAACAGCAACCAAGTCGTCAGCACATGCGGCTAAGAGTCTTTACATCCCTACATAAATGGACTTAAGCATTGACCCTATCGATCTAGCACCAGGGAAAGGAGCTAAAGATAAGAAGGAAGGTACTACCCTTGCTGGTAGATACGACCAACTAAAAACTAACCGTGATCCTTTTCTTCAAAGGGCTAGAGATTGTGCAAAGGTAACTAACCCTGCTGCCTGCCCTGATTCCAACATGGGAGATCATGGAAAGCTCAAGACACCTTGGCAATCAACAGGTGCAATGGGTGTTAGTAACTTACAAAATAAATTAAACCTAACTCTCTTCCCTCCTAACACTCCCTTCTTTAAGCTAGAGATTGACAGCCTTGCATTAAGAATAGAAGAGCAAGGGCCAGAGATTAAGACAGAACTCGACACAGCATTAGTAAAGGTAGAGCAAGCTGTGATGACTGAGCTAGAAACTATGAGTGCAAGAGCATCACTTGCTCAGGCATTTCAACAGTTGCTAGTAACAGGTAACGTCCTTCTCTATGTACAAGAAGACAGGATCAGAACTATACATCTACAAAACTATTGTGTCGTTCGTGATCCAATGGATCATGTGACTGAGATCTTAGTAGAAGAAGAAGTATATCCTGAAGCACTACCAGATGGATTCTTCCCTGAACAAGAGAAGGAAGAGGAGAAGCTAGGCCCAGTCAAGAAGACAGTAAAGATACATACATGTGTTAAGACTGAGGGTGGTATCACTCGCTGGTATCAGGAAGTTGCTGGGAAGGAAGTACCCAACACATACGGCATGTGTCCAATGGATTGCAGCCCTTGGATTGTGTTGAGGTATGAGCGTATCGAAAGCGGAGAAGAGTATGGAAGAAGTCATGTCGAGAAATACTACGGTGACTTGACTGCACTTGAATCTTTATACCAAGCATCAATCGAAGCGGCTAGTGCGGCCTCGAAAATTTTATTTCTAGTGAATCCAAATGGAACCACTAGACCACGTACTCTCAGCAGTGCAGCGAATGGTGCAATAGTCCAAGGTAACGCTGCTGATGTGACTGTCGTTCAAGCTCAGAAGCAGGCCGATCTACAAATAACAATGAGTATGATCGAGCGTATAGAACAGAGACTTGAGTTTGCTTTCCTACTTAACCAAGCAGTACAACGACCAGGGGAAAGAGTTACAGCAGAAGAAATAAAATACATGGCTCAGAGTTTGGAAGCCACAATCGGAGCCTTCTACTCAATACTTACTCAAGAGCTACAGTTACCACTGGTACGCAGGTTGATCTATATGTTACAGAAGAAAGGCAAACTACCTGAGTTCCCTAATAGTCAGGAGACAGGTGAACCTTTAGTACAGCCAAGAGCAGTGACAGGTCTTGAAGGTATAGGTAGAGGTGATGAT